ATGACGGCGCGAATCTACAAGCCTGCCAAGACCGCCATGCAGTCGGGACGCGGCCGCACGGACCGCTGGCTGTTGGAATTCGAGCCGGAAAAGCCCAAGAGCATCGAGCCGCTGATGGGCTACACCTCGTCCGGCGACATGCGGCAGCAGGTGCGCCTTTCCTTCGACACGCGCGAGGAGGCGATCGCCTATGCCATGCGCGAGGGCCTCGCCTACCAGGTGATGGAGCCCAAGGAACGGACGCCCAAGAAGCTTTCCTATTCCGATAATTTCAAGTTCGGCAGGGCCGAAACCTGGACGCACTGACGTCCGTTCCGGCCGTTTCCAAGGCTCCATAGCTCAGCTGGATAGAGCAGCCGCCTTCTAAGCGGCAGGTCGCAGGTTCGAGCCCTGCTGGAGTCGCCACCATTCAAAAAGTCCCTTATATTTCATCTTCTTAGCCTCCGAAATTCCCAACCCGCGAACAGGGTTGGGATTATCTGTCCTTGGAATGTTCTTCGAGGCGGACAATCGCAGCCTTGGAAAGGGCCTTCTGGCCAGCCTCTTTCGTGTAGCGTTCGACCTCCGACAGCGTCTTATGGCCGGTGATCGACATGATCTCATTGGCGCTGCAACCGGCCTCAGCAAGACGGCGCGCCGCGGCCTTGCGAACACCGTGCAGGACGCAACGGTCCGGCAGCTTAGCCGCACCGATCGCATCTGCCAGCCAATTGCCATAGCCGGCGACAGAGCGAGCTTTGCCGCTCATCGTCGGCAACATCACCATATGCCGACGTGGCGTGACATCTAGAACCGCTCTCAGATCCTTGTGAACGGAAATGGTCAGCTTCGCTTCTGTCTTATCTTGCGCCACGTCGATGGTGTTGCGCGCCGCGTCATAGGCCGCCCATGTCATCTTGCAGACGTCGGAACGGCGCTGCCCGGTGTACAGGTGCAAAGCGAAGGCAAAACGCTCAGGCGTGCCGATCGGCCATTTGGCTTCGAATTGCTCAATCTCGTCTTCGGTCCACGTGTGATAGGTGCCCTGCTTAAACTTCTTGACGCCGGCCGCTGGATTGTCGGTCCGATAGCCATTGGCGATGCCGAAGCGAAGCAGCATGTTCAGGATCTTGAGGAGGTTGTTCGCGCCGGCCGGCGTGCTCGCCTTCTTCCCGATGATGGTCGAGACGTTCTGGCGTGTCATCTGGCGAACAAGTCGCTTGCCGTGCTCTTCGCAGAAGCGATCGATCAGCCCGCGGTTCTTTGCTTGGGTCGATGGTTTCAGGCCAAGGAAGTCGGTGGAGCGATAATAGTCATAGGCTAGGCGATCGAATGTGCCTTCAGCACCGCGCACCTTAGCCTTCTTCTCCACCGGCGCAGTTGATGCCTGTGCTGCCTCATAAGCTGCAAGGAAGCCAGGATCGCTCTCATCTGGCAGAGGAATGCGCTTACCGCCGGGCGGGCGGAAGTAGAAGCGCGTGATTCCATGCCGATCTTTGAAGCGGTCGATGTGCTTCAGCTTGAGCGTCATCCCACGTCGCCCCATGTGTCGACCTCATCTGCCTCGGTGTCGTGAGGCAGATTCTTGAATGCATCCCGCAGTTCGTCAACGTCGTACAGTTTGCGGCCATCCAGGCGCCGGGGCGACGGCATGCGGCCCGATATGACGAGTTGGCGAAATTTTGATGGACTGATTCCGATGCACGCTGCCGCCTCATCCTCGGAAAGGCCGAAGACAACTGGCAGGGTCGGAGTGATCAGAGAGCGTGCCCGCGACATGACAAGCCTTTCAGAAAGGCCCGGCGCGCTGCCGAATGTTGCGATATTCGACAGCGCGCCGGGTACGGTGAAGGCCTCCAAAAGCGCCCATAGCGGGCAGTCTCGTCCCGTTGAGATCAGGACGAAGTCAGAGAAGACGAAATCTTGTCCGCCAGAATTTCAAGGTCCAGAAGGTGCATAGAACAAGCAATGAAGTCGCCATCATGCTGTTGGTCTTCGGCGAACTTCTCGAAGGCAAGGCGAGCGAGAGCTAAGCCGCGCTGTAGACGCGCAACCTCATCAATTGCAAAGAACGTATCTTTCTCTGATGCGGTATCAATAGAAATCGTACCAACTACCTTGGGCATTGGAGGGTCTCCTCAATCTGTATGAGATTTGGCGGATTCATCGGCCGGATATAGCCGCTCAAGCTGCATGATGAGCTCGGCATTCATGCTGCGGTGGTTCGTAGCTGCCGCGATCTTGATCCGATCACGCAGGCCGTCAGGCAGGCGGAGAGCAAGTTGTTCGGTGTTTCTGAGTTGTTGCGTCATCTGGGAAGGCCCATCACCGTGATGTTATGTGCTATGTATCACGGTGCTTCATTGCACGCAATAGCATCGTGCTATATATCGAGCACATGGCACGCGATGACCTCCAAGTGAACGTTCGAATTCCCGCCGACCTCAAAGCCGCGCTCGAGGCCAAGGCGAATTCAAACTATCGGTCGCTGACAGGCGAAATCGTCGCCCGCCTGTGGCGTACTCTAGAAGAAGACGATTTGCTCAATGCCGTGGCCGGCGACGTGGAAGACCTCAAGGAACGGGTGAAAAACCTCGAGGACGAGCGCCGGATTGCGTACGATGGCGACTAATCCGCCGGCAATCTCGGATGACACGCCTTTGAGGCTTGCGGATGCCGTCGAGATCGCATTCCCTATGGGCGGCATGACGGTTTCAGGTCTCCGGAGCGAACGCGACGCCGGCCGGCTTGTCGTGCGCAGGATCGCCGGCAAGGATTTTACCACGCTGGCGGATATCCGGAGCATGATGGATAAATGCCGCGTCCAGCCGAAGGCCCCCGGCTCTACCTCCGAGCAAGGGAAGGCGCTACCTCGGTCTGGTACGTCCAAGACGGGAAAGAACTCACCAGCACTGGCTGCGTTGCTCACGACCATCCAGGAGCAGAAAGAGAGCTTGCGCGCCACTTCGGCGAAAAAAACACGCTAGCAAGGGCAGAAACAATAAAAGCCGCCCCCGTGAGGGGGCGGCGGACGGCGCGGACGGCGCGTGAGAAAGAACTATTTCGCAGGGCTAGCCGGCACGTTGCCGAGGCACTGATACTTGATCGTGGCGAGCCACTGATTGCAACCGTAGTTGGTTGAGACCTGACACATTCGAGACTCGCCACCGAATGGGGCGGCATCCTTGTAGCCCCAAGCCTGACAGCGCTCGCGAGCCGTAGCGACACCCTTAACCGGGTCGATCTTGACGTTCTCGATGCTGGCTTGCTCGTAGCTCAGGTCAACCGTTCCATCTGCCCGGCTGCCGCCGGTTGCCACGAGTTCCTTGTTCACGTTCACGCATCCGGCGAGTGCGAGGCACAGCGCCGCAATAGTCAGCTTTTTCATGATTTCCCCCGTTGCCACGTGGGGAACTCAAGCAAATCGCGGAATGGTTGTCGAGTCAGCGTTTTGGCGACAACCAACGCCCTTCGTGCGGACTCACCACCTCGGCAACGGAACAATCCAGTCCTTTATGTCGAAGTCGGGATCGTCGAGGATGCTGCCTCCGCCCTGCCCGGCTGCGCACCGCGCAACGGCCATTGCCGAAGCAACGGCGCCGTCGATGGAGAGCCAGCGCCGGGGCTTGGTCAGGCGAACGAGATGGCCATGGGTGTTCCGTTGCGCCTCGGCATTGGCGAATGACGTGCGCAAAACCGGGTGCCCGCCATGGCGGAACCGACGTCCGAGGACGGCCGTCTCCAGTTCGGCGAGCGCCGGCATCATCGTAAGCGAGCCCTGACGCATCTCGACGGCCGGCAAGCCGTCATCGCGCAGGTTCGACATGACGTCGCGCGCCAAGGCCGGATCAAAGGCGATCTCCCGGACGTCAAAGCGGTCGCAGATGTCCCGGATTACGGCTTCCACACGGCGGGTATCGACGACGTTGCCGGGCGTGGCTTCAATCAGCCCTTCCTCAGCCCATAGGCCGTATGGCGCGCCGGAGAGTGATTGCCGCTGCGCCAGGTTGTCCCTCGGGCAGAAGAACCATGGATAGACGATGTGGCCGCCGGTGCCATCGCTCCAGGCGGCGACGATCACCGTGAGGTCGATTGACGACGACAGGTCGACACCAAGCCAGCATGGCAATCCCGCCAGCTCCTCCAGGTCGACGGGGTCGCCGGCAGACTCGTCATAGGCGACCATGTCCACAAACGGGTTATTCGCCGCCTCAGCGCGGATGCCGAGGTAAAATTGCCGGAACTCCTCGCGTTCGGCGGGTCGCTCCATCGCTTCGTGAGCGAGGACGCGAAGGCTCGGCAGATCGGGATAGCCGTACTCGAGCCCGGGCAGGACGGCGCGCCAAACGGCCTCGTCAGTCCAGTCACATTCCCGCGGCGCCTCAAAGATCACCGGCAGGAACGACGAATCCACGATCTCGCCGAACTGGACCTTCTTCGCGTAGCTGTAGACGGGGAAATCAGCGCGGTCGTTGCCCCGGCCGGCGGTGGTGGCGACGACGAGAAGCGAGCCCGGCACCTTTGCCGCACCAAGGCGCATTGCCCTGAAGAGATCCGGCTTCTTGTGCGCCCATAGCTCATCGACGAGGACGAAGGACGGCGTGCGCGCATGGGCACGGTCACCGTCGGAGGCGATGGCCTCGAAGTAGCTGCCGGACTTCGGATGAGTCAGGCGGTTCTTGCTGTCGATCGGGCGGGAGGCGCCGGCAAGTTGCGGCACCTCTTCTATGATCGATGCGGCTTCCTCGAACGCTACGCGCGCTTGCGCTCGGTCGGCGGCCACGACGTAGTTCTGACCTCGAGGCGTCCGCTCCGGCCCGAAGGTATGGATGAGAGCGAGCACGGCGGCGAGACTGGTCTTCCTGCTTCCCTTGCCAACCTGGAGATAGACCGTTCGCACCTGACGGTTGCCGTTCTCGTCCGTTGGGCCGTAGATGCGGCGCATCAAGCGCTCGTGCCAAGGATCGAGACGAAGGGCGCGTTGGGGAAGGCGCGATTTCGGGTGCTTCAGCAGGCCGGCGAACCGAACGGCGCGTTCGCCAAAACCGCAGGGGTCGGGAATGGGGCTGTCGTCGAAAAGCCAGCCAGGCCTAAGCACCTCAGAGACCGAATTCGTCGAAGGGGTCGGCAGCAGCATCGGCCTTCCTCTCCTGGTCTCTGATGCCAGCGCGCGACCGGCCAAGGGCGGTAAGCCCCAACTCAGCGGCGAGGCGGGCGACGAGCTCGCCTTGGCTCTTCAGCATGTTGGCGGCCGGGTGTGGCTTGGGGTTGCCTTGGGCAGTCCGGACGATCGGGCCATCTTTGAAGATGGCGGCGCGACACTCGCGGGCGATGGCGAGGCCGCCAATATATTCGGCAACAACCGGCAGCACGGCAGGCAGGAGAAGACCGCGCCCCTGAAGGTCGGCCGTCGTCGTGCGCCAGTCGTCGAGGCAGGATTCCGGGAGATGCGAAGGCATCGGTGGGACGCGGTTTAGCCCGCCGTCGACGGCTTTGAGCGTCGGGCGGCGGCCCCTCATAGAGCCACCCCCGGAGCTTTCGCCTTGATCTCGAGTCCTTCTCGCCGGCCGATCTCGCGAACGCCCCGGATGTCGAAGACCCGGCCATCGATCACCAACCGATCGGTCGTGATCAGGCCGGCGAACCATCGGCACTGGACCTTGACCAGCACGAAGGCGAGGTCGACCCCGAGCTGATATTTCTCGTCCTCGCTGTCAGGCGTCACGCGTGCCCACACGGTACGAAGATCGTTCCATGTCTCCGATGGAACACCGTATTCGTCCGGCGTGCCGGTTGTGAGGCGCTGCATGGTCACGCGCCTGTCGAGAGTGCCGGCCTTCATTTCTTCGCCGCCTTCTTCGCTGCGCGCCGCGCCAGGCGGTCGGCCTGTTTCTCGATGGCCGGGCCGATGGTATCGGCGAAGATCTTCACCGCGCCTTCCTTGTTCTGTTCGAAGGCAGGACGCATAAAAGGCTTAGGCCGGGCGCCCGGGTGCATCCGATTGAGTTCGGGCTGGAAGTGCGGGGCGGTGCCGAACTCGACGAGATGGGCTTCCCTGTATGCAGGGTCAGAGCCGTCAGGTCCGACTTCGTAGACAGGCCTCAATGCCGAGGACCGCTTACGGTTTCGGACAACGGTGATGATGCGGTAAAGGCGGCCGGCTTTGACACTGCCGTTCCGCTTAAGCAGATCCTTGGCGGCTTCGGCCATCGGCTCCACGGCTCGTTTGGACGCCTCGTTCAGGGGGGCACCGAGGGCGGCACGCAGGGCCTTCAGGGCAGCGCGCGTCTCGGCACCACCGGTGACACCTGACTTAGCCATGGGTAAGCACCCTGTAATTGATGAAGGACGATAGGGCATCCTGAGCGGTCGCCGGCACCTGGTCGACCGACACGCCTGCGGAGGCGGACTCGCGGAACGCGTACCGGTCCGCGACGATTTCAAGGATGGCGCCGCGGATCGGCTCGGGCACGTCGGCGGCGGTGGCACCGTACCCTGCCGTGAAGGTGACGGTGACCGCCTCGGGGTGGCCGGAACGGACGGCAGGCCAGGACGTGCCCGGCGCGGAATGGACGGCAACGTCATCGGAGCCGATGCCGGCCACGACATAGGCGGCGACGTCGAGCGTCTGGGGAGCGCCCGCTGGGTCGAGATAGGCCACCGACGACACGGCCGACACCGGCGGCAGGGGAATGGCGATCGGACCACGGGGGAAGCGGGGGAGCTTGAGCGCCCACGTCTGCGATATAAGGCAGCGCGCCAGCATGCCGCCCGGCCCGTCGAGAAGCGCGCAGGCGGCGGCGACGTAGGACCGCACTAGATCCGCTTCAGCGGTGGCCGGCTCGCCTTCATCATCGAGGATAAGGCGGAGATGGGCAAAGACGACGGCCTCGTCGATGGGGAGCGAGGCCGGTGCAACGGTGCGAATGAGCGTCATCTGGACCTCGAAAAAATGTTGGCGAATTCGGAAAAATCGCTCGCGATGGACACCGGCTCGGTCTTTCTGCCGGCGGGAAAGTTGTTGCCCACCCCCCGGTTCGGGGTTGGCGGGCGCGACGTTGGCTCAGGATGGCCGTTCGCGGTTTGGGTGGTCGACTGACACGCAAAGCCCTGGTCTCGTGCCGTGCGTCTGCTGTGGCAGGATTTGCAGAAGGATCGCAGGTTCGACCACTTCAGACGGAGGTCAGGCCGCTCGGCAACGGGCTTGATGTGGTCAACCTCGGTTGCCGCGGCCCCACACTCGACGCAACGAGGGTGAGCGGCGAGGAATTGGGAACGCACCTTACGCCATGCGGCGTCATAGCCTCGAGCCGTGGCGCTTGGGCGCTTGGCATCAACGGCGCGGCGCGCTTCCTGCTGACGTCGGCGCTGGCATGGGCATAGCTCACCGGCCGCGATGGTCAGGCCGCAGCAGGGGGCAATGCGTGGCGGACGAGTTGGCATGGGAATCCTATGGGAAGGTGGCCCGGTCAGGGCGTGGGTGACCGGGCCGTGAGCGCTTCACAGCCATGGAGAGGTGCTACGCTCGGGATGTCTGCGAGATTGAACGGATCAAGTTCAGATGGCGGGCCGCATCTCGCTTCTCGTTGTCGGACGCACCCGATCACCCTCAGAATCCCCGCCGAATGGATCAGCTCACCGGGCGCTGATGGGCATGGCCCTTGATGAGCAGGGCGACGGCGACGATCGACGTGCCGCTGTTCTTGGTCACCACCAGGCGCAGGTAACGCTTGAAGCCGGCATAGCCGACCTTGACGACGCTGTCGGCGGCGAGAGACGCCGGGAAAGTGCCCTGAAGCTGGTCATCATCCACGTCGGTGAAGTCGCCGGCCGTGGTGGTGTCGCTCTCCTGGAGCTTGGCGGTATAGTTGCCGTCGCCGACGATAGCGCCGGTGGCGATGATGATGGCGGCGCTCTCGAAGCCGAGAAGGTCGAGGACGGCGCCGGTGGCCGTGGCGGTGAGCACCGCCGGAGCGAGCGCCGGAGCGGCGCCGATATTGTAGACGATATTACGCATGGTCTGTGTCTCCTTAGCTCGCGGCCATCTTCAGCTTGCGGAATCGGGCAGCCTGCAACACGCCGCCGCCGACGCGGCGGGTGGCGTGGATGCGGGTCGTGCCCTCGGTGGCGAGCAGGTAGGGGTTGACGAGGATGCTGAGGCCGACGCGATCGACGATGCGATAGGCGGAGAAGTCGCCGTAGATGATCGGGAAGGCGTTCGCCTCGATGTCCGGCATGTCGACCATCTCGACCACCGGACGGCCCAGGATGGTCTCCGGCTGACCGGCGACATAGGCCGGCTGCCAGAGATAGTTGTTCTGCCCGTCCTTGAGCTTGCGCAGCATGGCGAGCGTGGTGCCGTTCATGGCCCAGCTACCGGCGTTGCGATAGGCGCCCGGCAGCGCATAGAGCAGCGAAATCAGCGCGTCGGCCGAAAGGTTCGTCGCATGGCCGTTGAGGGTGAAGCCGATATCGGCATCGGTCATGAACCCTTCCGGCTGGAGCGGGCCGGCACCGTTGACGAAGGCCGTCGCCTCCGTCTTGCCGAAGTTCTCGGCGAGCGCCATCCGGACTTCCGCCTCCGCCTGTCCGGCGCTGTCGGCGAGCAACTGGTTGGAAATGTCGACGAAGGTGTTGATCTCCCGGACAGGGATTTCCGCCTGACCGAGGCTGATATTGCTCTCCTCCTGCGACTGCGTCTCGCCCTTCCATTTCGCGTTCGTGCCGGAGGTGCGCTTGGGGTAGATCACGCTCGGTGCGCCGGTCGAGCGAACCGAGGCGATGGAGCGCACCGGCGACACTTCGACCAGATCCCTGATGAACTCGGTCGACATCTCCGCCGGAGCGAGATAGCCGCCCTGCGTGTCGGTCGACACGGTAAGGGCGCGGATCTCTTCCGGCGGAGCGGCATTGCCGAAGCGGAGATAGGTCCCGAAGGCCCGGCGCTCGGCGGTGGGTTCCTCCTGCTGCTGCTGACCGCCGCCGGGGCGGTTGTTGCGGGTTTCGAGCGCGGTGAGGCGATCGGTCAACGAGCGGACTTCGGTACGAAGAGCCTCGGCGCCCTGCTGCTGCTGGGTATGGAAGGTGGTCTGAGCGCTGCGCATCTCCTCGATTGCAGCGACGGCCGCGACGATGGGGTCACCACCTTCGCCGCCGGCACCCTCGCGGGTCTCGATCGGCAGCGCCGAGCGAGTTTCAAGCATCATCTTGTTCATGCTGTCCTCTTCACTGGAAGGCGCGTGCGGCCGCCTTGGCCGCGATGGCAAGACGGATCGCCGCGCCGTAGCGATCGTCATTGGTGGTCCGGACACCGGTCACGCCGGAGCCGGGCACGGATGGGAAAGCGGTGAGGCTGATTTCGACGAGCTCGGCCGCCGTGATGGTCCGAATACCGGACTTCAACTCGGCCTTAATGGTGTTGAAGCCGATCGACAGTCCCTTGACGTCGCCAGCAATCAGCATGGCGCGAACCTCGCGGGAGCGCTGAACCTCCAAGTTCAGCTTGCCGGCGACCATCACCCCCTCAGAGGTCGATCGGAGTGAGGTCCAAGAGCCGATGACCTCGCGGGAGTCGTGCGCCCACAGCATCGGCACCGACCGGCCGGCAAGCCCCTTGAAGGCTGTGGGCGTGAATGTGCTCCCATAGGTATCGATCACGCCAAACCTGACGGCCACACCTTCCAGAGCGCCGTCCTCGATCTGGCCGGCGAAACGGACTTCGAGCGCCGCGGCGTGTTCAAGTTGAAGCACCATTGTCGGCACCTCCGTCTTTCGTGGTGTTGGGATTGAGGAACTCGTCGCCGCCGGCGTAAGGCGCGCGGCCTTCCATGGCGCGGCACTCGTTCGGGTTCAGAACGCGAGCGGTGATGAGCTTGCCGTAGGCATCGGCACGCGAGGCCAGGTCGGCGCGGAGAAGATCGTCAACGAGGAACTCCACGTCGAACTGGTCGCGCTCTTCGGACGAGAACAGCACACGGAGGATTGCCCCGATCCACGCCTCCAGCCAAGGCAGGATGGAAAAGGTCAGGAAGTCCTGCCGCATCTGGACGCTGTTCGCCCACGTCGCCCGGCCGTACTCATGAAGCAAAATCGATGGGGTTCGGAACGCGCGGGCAACTTCATCGATCAGGAAGCGCCGCTGGTCGACGAGCTCGAGCGCTTCGGGCGTCCAACTGGCGGCGTTGAAGTCCACCGGGGACGGGAGAACGAGCAAACTGCCCTCGGCGTCGCCAGTGGTCTGAGCGATTACCGCATCCCTGAGATTCTTAAGGGCTGCCGGGGTCAGGTCGTTCTTCGCGGAGAGGACCGCCCCCGCCTTTGGACCGTTCTTCATCAGGCGCCCGGCGTAGCTTTGGAGCGCCGACGTAAGCCCGATGCTTTCGGTTGCCAGGGTGAGAGGCGATTTCCCGAGGGAGGCCCGGATATGGATCACGTCGCCAGCACCGACCTTTCGGGAGCCGATGGCATCGGAAATCGAGTAGGTTGGAACGTCGAGATCGTCATACGAGACCGACCACTTGGCCGGCGGGATGCGGATCAGCTCTCGGACCTCATTGCCCACCCGGTTGATGAATATCAGCCCGCCGGCATCGCGCGTCAGGGCGTCAATCATCACCTTGAGCTTGAGGTCGTAGGAGCTTTGGAAGTCGTTCGGCGCGTCGTGCAGCAGGCGGTAAACCGGATGGTCGGTCGCCCGCTCCTTGCCGCCGCCATCAAGCCGGCGATGCACCAGAATGGGCAGGGTGGCGACGGTCTCGGCAATCAGTCGGATAGCGCAGCTCGCCGCGGTTACCATCAACGCCGTGTCTGGCGTCACCGTGATACCGGCGCTTGAGACGCGACCAACCATTGCCGCCAGGATGCCGCCGTTCTCCAGGTCAAGCGCACGCGTCTCCGCCGCCGGCCGAAGCCGTCGAAGCCAGTTGAACATGTGATTTTCCTTAGATCAGCCCAGGAATCCGCCAGTCATGATGGACGAGAAGCGGTTTTTTTCCTTGGGTCGGCGGCTCTTGGCCGGGACGAAGACGGCCGCCGGATCGAGTGGCTTGCCGACGCGATCGTCAGGCCAGCGGCCGACTTCCCGCTGATGAATGCCGGTCGCGCTCACTGTGGTCGCAACGACGCTGCCGCCGATGGTTGCCACCACCGGCCGGCGGCACCATCCGAAGGGCTTCAGGACGTTCCGTTGCGTCGAGGCCAACCACTTCACGCAGGAGCCGTCGTCCTCGTCGTACAGTGAGGGGAGATTGGTCGCGTCCTCATCGAAGTCGTCGCCCTCGCCTTCGTTGAAAATGCAGGATAACGGCGCCAACTGCCAGGCGGGCACGCCGAAGACCGGGCGGTTAGAAAGGCCCCATAGGCGGGCATTGCCCTTTTTAGGGACGTGTGCGACGACGAGATCAAAGGCGGTCCAGCGGAACAGCGGCAACCGCTTGAGACGGGCGGAAAGGCCGTTCTCGAATTCCGAATATGTCTGGAAGTCGGATTTTGCCAGGGCCACTAAGAGGCTCGGAATGTGCGCTGCGCTGCCACGGACGGCAACCGCCGCATTGAGGTGCGGGAAAGTCGTCACCTTGTTGGCGAAGCTGGCAACCCGGCCTGACTGGCGGAACGACTGCCGGAGCATGGCAGTATCCGTCAACAGCAAGATATCACCGTCGCGACGCCAAGCGTTCAACATGGTCATTTCCGGCACCTCCCGATGATTAGGCGGGTCACGCGAGCACTCGCGAAGAGGCTAATTCCGGCAAGAGTGGCACCGGTGAAACCAATGCCGGAGAAGATCGCAGTGAAAATCGGCGTAAAAATCGGGTCGGCGTTGGCAGTCCCAGCCATGGCGAAGAAGATCGCCAGTGTAATCAAAACCTTTTTCAT